AACGAAATAATATCGATCCAGAAAGCATCTGGGAAGAGTTTGAAGAAATTTCTGATGAAGAACTATTAGAGTATGCTATTGACGCTAAAGGACACAAGAGTTCTACTGGTGGTCTAACGCAAAAAGGTGTTGATGCTTATAATGCTAAGACTGGCGGTAATTTACAAACTGCAGTAACTACTCCACCGTCTAAATTAAAACCAGGTTCAAAGGCTGCTAATCGTCGTAAATCATTCTGTGCTAGAATGGGCGGAGTTGATGGACCTATGAAAAAGCCAAATGGCGAGCCAAGTCGTAAGGCGCTTGCACTTAGAAAGTGGAACTGCTAATGTTAGATTTTAAAGAATGGTTAAAGGAAGAGAATACTCAAGGTGATGAAGGAACTGATAAGCTTACCAAACACCGTAAGAAGCTTACACCCGGTGAATTGCCAGTAACGCCAGAACCTTTAAAGAATTTTGAAACGTATAAATAAGCTATAACAATTGTATTGATGGAACAAAATGAAAAAACTAAGACAAGTTCTTAAAGAACTGCCGTCTAGAAAAGTAGTATTTGCCTTTGGTCGCTTTCAGCCACCAACTACAGGCCATGAACTACTTGTCAACATAGTTAAAAAGGTCGCTTCTGCACAGAAGGCCGATCATGTCATCTTCGCTTCCAGAACAAATGACAAAAAATCCAATCCACTTCCAGTAGATCGTAAGGTATATTACCTTAAAAGAATGTTTCCAAAGACTAACTTCGTCGCAGCAAACGACCAAGTTCGTACTTTCATTGAAGCAGCAACGATGCTGTCTAGTAAGTACAAAAATCTAGTGATGATCGCAGGATCAGACAGAGTTCCAGAATACAAAAAGATCCTTGAGAAATACAACGGAGACGTATTCCATTTTGATACTGTTGAAGTAGTATCCGCTGGTGAACGTGATCCAGATGCTGATAGTGCATCTGGTATGTCCGGCACTAAGATGCGCCTTGCAGCAGTTGATGGTGACTACACGAAATTTAAAACAGGTCTTCCAAGATCACTTACTGATCTTGATGGTAGACGTCTTATGAATGAGATTCGTATTGGCATGGGAATGGAAATAGTCAAGGAACAAGTTAAGTTTGAAACAAATGATATACGCGAAAAATATCACTTTGGCGAAATATTTAACATTGGCGATAATGTAACTGATGGTGAAAACATCTTTGAAATTATTGACCGTGGTTCTAATTATATCACAGTCGTTAATGACTCTGGCACAACCAGTAAGAAGTGGCTTGACTCAGTACAACCAATTGTTGTAGAAGACATTAAACATGACTATGTTCCAAAGCAAATAAGTTACAAGGGTTATACAACAAAGAACTTCAATATATCTGAAGACGCCATTAAAGCGTTTCAAGATACTATATCAAGAGATGGTGATCCAGTTGCAATTCTCAATGCTATTAAAGCTACAGACATTTATATGGAATACGCTATAAGCAAAAAGTTTACCAATGAAGAAAAAGAAACATTGATTTCTGCTCATGAAAAAGCCAAAGAATCTTTAAATAGAGTTAATGAATTTTCTCATCATGCACATTATTGGGATTCACATTTAGAAGGACTAGAAGAAATGAAATTTTCATCTATAGACAAAATAAAAGTAGCACGCATTATTGCTGGTTCTCTTGGAGTACCAGATGTAGAAGAAAAATCTGGCGCTGCAGAAATGGTAAATCAAGGTTTGCGCTTCATTAAAAATAAACACATGACTCCAGAAGCTTGGACTGTTGTTGGTAATATGCTTCAGATGGCAACAGATGCTGGAATTAAATTTGATCACAATATTGTTAAGAATAAAGTTGAAGAAGCTGTAGCTATTAATACTCTTAGACATACTCTTGGGGAAGAATCTGAACGTGAACATCTTGAAGATGAGGGTTTATCAGACGAAGAAATTGACGACATGATTGGCAAATTAAGTGATGACGATTATTTAGATGCATATGATGACGAAGAACTTTCAGTTATTGATGATGAAACTGGCGAACATATCAATGATATAAAAGAAGAAACTCTAATGGAAGTTCTTTCAAGAGCTGAAAGAATTAGAGCTAAAGTCAGATTTGCAAGATCAGCATCAAAACGTGAACGCAAAACTCGTATTGCGTTAAAGACTAGATCTACTTCAAAAACTATTAATACCCGTGCTAGACGTATGGCTGTTAATATGATGAAACTACGTATTGCTAAAAAGCCACTTAACACATTAAGTGTAGGTGAAAAAGAAAGAATCGAAAGAATCATGGCAAAAAGAAAAGTAGTTATTAATCGTATTGCTATGAGGATGGTGCCTAAAGTTCGCAAAACTGAGAATGATAGATTAGTGCATAGAACATATACTAAAGGTTAAGAATGAGTACACTTAAACAGATTTTAGAAAAACGCGGTATGCTACTTTGTTCTGGTTGTGGTATGCAAATGCGTCCTCAGCAAGGTGCTTGCCCTGATTGCGGTGTTAGTTATGGGTTTGGTATGGGTGCTAAAGATGCATCGGACATGTCTGAAGCTAAAACTGAAGAAGAACCTACCACTGATTTCAAACTTGATAAAGCTGGTAGAAAAATTAAAGCATCAAAAATTATCTTTAACAAAGGTGAAGATGATTCAACAAAGAAAGTACAAGAAGATATGAAAACAACATATAAAGAGTTAGACGAAAAGACGGCCCCTTGGGAAACAGATGCTGAAGCAGCTAAGCGTGAAAAAGAAAAGTCTAATTTCAAGAAACCATCTAACCCAGCACGTGGCGGTATGGAAACTGCAAAGGCTCTTGCACAAAAAGGTTTGAAAAAGGCAAATGCCAATGAAGAATTAAAAGGCAAACAACACAAGATCGATAAGAACAAGAATGGTAAAGTTGATGCCCATGACTTTAAACTTCTACGTAAAGAAGATGCTGAACAAATTGAAGAAGCAATTCATGCAGATGACTATACGGCAACTTCTGAAAAGTCACAGTTTGGTGGTCACAGACCGCATGTAGTAAATAAAGAAACTGGTAAGACTATGCACTTATCTGCTCAGGCATATAAGTCACCAGAACATGCTAAAGCTCATGCTAAAGCGTATTTAACCGGTTATGCAAAATTAGGTATGCACGCAGCAGATCGTGCATCTATTGATTACGCTAAAGCAAATAAAGAACATATGGTTAAGGAAGAAGACATGAACGAAGAACTCCATCCTGCTGCTAGTAAAGTGCTTAAGCACATTAAGCCAGAACATCACGCAAAGTATACACCAGATATGACTACTAAGCACTATACTGGCAACTTTGCAGATCGTAAAGCAGTTTTAGACGCAGCAAAAAAAGCTGGTCATCTTAAAGAAGCTTCACCATTTGATTGGAAAAATACTCCACGCCAAACTTCTGACAAGACAAAAACATCTACCTATCATGATGTAAAGAAAATCTCTACTGGAACTGTTTACACTAAGCAGTTTGATAAAGATGGTACATCAAAAGGTACTGGCGATGATGCAGCTAAAAAAGCCGAAGGCGCTGTAAAGCGCGGCCGTGGTCGTCCAAAGAAAGACAAGTTTGCTGAATCGGTAGAGATGCTTATGTCTTTATCGGAAGACCAATTTGATTCGATGATGGAAGAAGGCTTCGACGCATTCTTTGAAGCATATGAAGAATTAGACGAACTAAGCAAAGCAACATTGGGTTCTTATGCTAAGAAAGCAGCCCGCGATTCAACGATTACTCGTAAAATTGCATCAGACTTTGAGCACATGAGTGACAGAGCGAGAACTCCAGGCATGAAACAAGCAGCTGGTATGAATGCTCAAAATTATAAAGAAAGATCTTGGAAGCGCAGAGATGGCGCTGACAAGGCAATCGACAAATTAACAAAATAATTCAAGGAGAATAAAAATGGCACTATGGGGAAAAACCGACGCGAGTGGCAGTAAGCCTAAGTATCTTAATGCAACTGACGCAGCTAATGCCGTGTTTGTATCACAAGAAGAAGCTGCACTAAAAACTAACAAAGACAAAGGTATCACTGGCGCAGGTTGGTGGTTAGTAACCGAGTATAAAGATAATACTGGCGCTTCGCGCTACAAGGCAGAATGTCTTGTAGCTATGGGAGTTGCTAATTCAGTATCCAGCGATGCAGCAGATGATGCTACAGTCGCAGACGTTGAAGTGACTATTACTATTGGTACTCAACCAACAGCCCAAACGTCTAGTGCTGGTGCAGCAACATTCACAGTTGCAGCCACTGTTTCTAGTGGTAATATAACACGCCAATGGCAACGTGCTCTAGCAGCAACACCAACACGCTTTGTTAATGTATCTGGTGCAACAGCAGCAACTCTAGTACTAAGCGGAGTTGTTTCAGGCGACACTGGCAACCTATACAGAGTTGTTCTAAGTTCTGATTCTGGTGCTGTTAAGGTTAACTCAACCGCTGTTGCATTGACTTTCGGTTCTTAATAGATAGGGCTTCGGCCCTTCTTCAATATGAAATTAACTGATAGTAATTTTCTTCTGTATGCAATGCATCATTATGATAACATACAGTGTCAAAGCATAGAAGAATTTGAAGAGGACTTAAAGAAGCTTCTTTACATTAAGAAGCTTCTTTCTCGATATAAGAATGACAATGATTTACGGGAAAGATTAATTCTTAATCATATCATTGTACTATATAATGTATTTGGAGATGCTTTTACTAATATGGCATTTTTTAAGATAGATGAAGAACACTGGCCCGCATTAGCAACATTTTTGGTGTGTATTAATCGTATGCCAGAAGTATTAGAATTTCACGGAATTATGTTATCAGATATAACTCTAGACCAGAATATAATTTCAGCACTAAGAAAGATCTAAAATGATTGATAACCTAATAGCATTCAGAATTCTGTATATGCTTGTTACGTCATTTAATAAGACAGATGCGTTTAAACTCGGCATTATTGATGCTGATGGTAATCCTCTTAAAAAGATTAAAGACCTCAAAACGTCTGAAGAAAAAGACGCGTATGATATGCTTGATCGTCTGGTGTTTTCGCTGAAGAGATTATTAGCAAAAATACCGGGCGGTAGTAGCAAGATTGCAAGTCTTGCCGCAGCGTATTGGTTAGTTAAGGAGTCTTACGAAACTCAAGAAGTGGTTACTCAAAAACAACTAAATAGTCTTGTACATCTTATTGAGTCAAATCAGATTGTACTAAAAGAGCAGTCTCACATTCAAGGTTACTTAAGTCTTACGGAAGATGGTGCCATTGCTAATGTTACTGGCGCTGCTACCGCAACTAATGAACCAGTTGTTAAGTTAAATAAAAAGAATAAGCCAGTGTCTGGTATAATTGGTACTCCTAATTATGTTGTACGCCGCAATAAAAAAATTACACCGATGGGATGAATATGCAAAACTTCGAAGAATTTGATTTAGACGAAGCACGAATGAGTGCAGCAGTTAGAATGCAACGTGCAATTGAAGCACAACGTGCTAAAAGTGATGCAAGTCGTGCGCGTACACCAAGTAGCATTCCCAAGAAGGAAGAGCCGAAGAAAGATGTGGCAGAAACTTTTAGACCTATGGATGAACCAAGATATGATTTATCTATTGCAGCTCGTCAAAAAAGAGCGGACAGCGCAGCTAAAGCCAAGAAGGAAGAGCCAAAAAAGCAAGGTGTGGCGGAAGCATCGGATAGAATGCAAAGATATGGTCAACTAATACTTAAACGCGTTAAGGCATCACGTGATGCTGAACCTCAATCAAAAAAAGAAGAACCACAAGCATCAAGTGATAATAGTTCCATGAGCATGCGTGATTCGCTGAAGCTACTAAAAGCTACAGCTCTTGCAAGAAAGACAAAAAAGCCAGTGGCTAAAGGCTTAAAAGAAGATAACGAGCACTATCAAGAAGCTGAAGAGCATTTATCAAAAGCAAACGATGCTGAAGCTAAAGGTCACATGAAATCATTCCATTCTCATATGGCTGATCATCATGATGCTATGTCAGAATGGCATGATTCTAAAGGTCGTTCTGCTTCAGCAGACAAACATGCCGATAAAGCAGAAATGCATCATGAAAAGTCTTTAACAGTTAAAGAAGAAACTGATTTAGACGAAGCAGCATGGGGTAAAGATAAGATTACTAACCTACGTCAAGCCCATGATCGTCATATGGAAAAAGCACTAACCGCTAATAAAGCTGGTGATGACGAAGCAGTTAAGACTCATCAAAGAAAAATGCAAATGATCAAGACTCAAATGCAAAAACTTAAACAGAATGAAGAGGTTGATTTAAACGAAGCTGGAATTCCGAAGAATCATACTATTGAAGCTCACGGAATTCGTGGTATGAAGGCTACCCCTTGGAGAAAGACTTTCAAGAATCATGAACATCTATCAGATTGGGCAGATAAGAATGATAGCGTTGAAGTGCATGCAACTCGTGATTTAGAACAAGCTAAGAAGGGTAACCTATCCCCAGCTATGAGAAAAGAAGAAATTTTATCATTTAATGAATTTATGACTGAAAGTGCTTTAACGGATAGATTTAGTAAATATACTCGTCCTGTAGTAAAGACTACACCAAAGATTGAAAGACATACAAATCCATCTGGAAGAACTAACGATCATGTTGAGTGGAAAGTAACTACTCACACAGGTGAAGTTCATAGACATAATTCTAAAAAAGAAGCGCAAGCACACTTTGATTCACTGCCTAAATAAATTATGTGGTTACTTAGTTTTCTTCCCGCTTATTTCTTTCACCTATTGACTCTTGTTGGAGTCGTAGGTGTTATTGCTTGCTTATTCCCTATTCCATATAAGACTATCATACAAGTGCTTTCAGTTGCAATCGTATCATTTTCTTTATACATGGAAGGTGCAATTTCCAATCAAGCAGAATGGGAAGCTAAAGTGGCACAAGTTAAATTAGACATGGCTGTAAAAGAAGTTAAGTCTGCAGAAGTGACTACAGAAATAGTTACTAAATATATTGATAGAATAAAAATCGTGAAGGAAAAAAGCAATGTTATTGTTAAAGAAATTCCAACATACATCACTAAAGTTGATGATGCTAAGTGTGCTGTGCCTAATGGTTTCGTCTTGCTCCACGACAGTGCCAGTCGTAATGAAGTTCCCGACGCCGCCAGAGTCTCTAATGCAAGCGCCTCCGATGTTAAAATCTCTGAAGTCGCAGGAACAGTCATCGAAAACTACACCACTTATTACCAACTTGCCGAGCAATTAAAAGCTCTACAAGATTGGATAAAACAACAACAAACCATTTACAATAAATGAGGTTAGAAAATGGTAACAAAAACGGTTGCTACTAAAAGAAAAGTAGTCGAACCTTCTCCTCCCGTTTCTTCAACAACAAAGAGTTTTCCAACTGCTGCTTTGGGGTTAGGCATGATAGTTCTTACTAATTACCAAGCAGAAGTAAAACAAGTGATGGCATTAATAGTGAAAGCATTGACATGAAAATATTAGATAAAATTTTAGAATTTAAGAAAACTCCATATATTATTGCAGGGGTTATATTTTTAAGTAGTTTGATTACGCTAAGCTGTTTTAAAAGTGCAGAAACACAATTGACTACTCTTAATTCTGCAGCTTCACTTAGTCGTACTATGTCTAAATCGTCTGATGATTTAACTAATTATGCTAGATATTTTGTAACAACTAAAAACGAAAATTGGAGAACAGAGTTTAATAATTTACTTAAGATACGTAATGGCGAAATGTCAGATGAAAATGGCGTTACAAAGTCATTTAAAGAAAGAGTAAATGAAGTACCATTCTTACAACCCGAATTAAATCAATTGCTTAAAGCAGAACAATTAAGTAACGATCTTGCTAAATTAGAAGTTAAGGCGTTTGAGTGGATTGATAAAGGCAAACCAGAAATAGTTGATGATATCCAAACGCATCATTATACTGAAGCTCAAATGCTGATGTTTGGAGATGATTATAAAAAATACAAAAAAGAAATTGTAAAAACAACTGATGAATTTTACACGATGGTCGTAAATAGATTACAATCACAATATTTGTTTTATATGACAGCAGCATGGGTAATGATTAGTGTTATAAACATAAGTTTAATTTTACTGATACTAGTTATCAAGCATAAAGAAATAGTTGATAAAAAGCCCACAAGAACAAGTGCTAAAAAAGCACAACAATAAGTGAGTATATAATGGCCGCAGAAGTAGAATTTGAAGTATTAAAGAGTGTAGTTAAAAAGCTAGACTCATCGCTTGATAAAATTAGCGAAGTAAGTAATAGCATTGCAAAACTATTAGCAGTACATGACGAAAGGCTGGGCACATTGGAAAAAACAAGCGATAAACGCGGCGATGAAGTAAAAGAATTACATTCTCGTATTACAACTCAAACTCGCGAGATTTTTGAAAAATTAGAAGCTATGGAAGAGCGAATAGAAAAGCGCATTACTGAAAGTAGTAATACAACATCTACACAACATGATAGAATTAATAATGAAATAAAAGAAGAAATTAAAAAGATAAATGATAGAATTAATGTTTTAGAACATTGGCGCTGGTACGTCTTAGGTGCTTGTGCAGTAATAGGATGGATGCTATCTAAATATGGTGATTTGATACCACTCTTAAAATAATTTGTACTTTTATTCTCCGGTGTTATATAATGGATTATGTGAATTTATGAATGGAGATGTCTGTGCAAAGTGTAAAATTAATTTCGTATTCAAAACCTTCCAAAGAACTTATTTCTGAAGGTCTTTATGATGTTCAAGAACTCATCGCTTACTGCGCTCGAGTATCAAACCCGTCTAACCAGTTAAACACTGAGTCTTCAGACAAACTAATCAAATACCTAATCAAACACCAGCATTGGTCACCACTCGAAATGGTGTCTGCATGTTTGGAGATTGAAACTACTCGTGATATTGCACGACAGATTCTACGTCATCGTAGTTTTTCATTTCAAGAATTCTCACAACGCTATGCAGATCCAACCAAGGATCTTTCATTCGTAACACGTGAAGCTCGTTTACAAGACACAAAGAATCGCCAGAACTCAATTGAGATTGATGATAGTGCGTTACAACGCCGATGGATAGATCAACAAGAGTTTATTATTAAGTGTGCGAAAAGTGTATATGATTGGGCCATAGTGAATGGCATCGCTAAAGAACAAGCTCGTGCAGTACTACCAGAAGGTTTGACTGCATCGCGAATGTATGTCAATGGAACTCTTAGATCGTGGATTCACTTTATTCAAGTACGATCAGACGCATCAACACAAAAAGAACATCGGTTGATTGCCATAGAGTGCGCTAAAATTATCGCCGAGATCTTTCCTTTAATGAATGAAATATATAGTAACTAGCAACGTAATATAATAAGGAAAATAATGAATGATGTAATTCACGGTATTAAAGTAGACTACTCGCGTGATAATCTACTTGATGAACTCGGTAAGATTAGACTTAAAGAATCTTACATGAAAGATAGCGAAGTATCGCCACAAGAAAGGTTCGCCTATGTATCATCGACTTTTGGAAGTAACCCGAAACACGCACAACGATTATATGAATACTCTAGTCTTCATTGGCTCTCTTATTCTACTCCCATTCTTTCTTTTGGTCGCAGTAGGCGTGGTCTCCCTATATCATGTTTTCTTAATTACATTGAAGATACTGCAGAAGGTCTCGTTGATAACCTATCAGAAACTAATTGGCTTAGTATGCTTGGCGGCGGAGTGGGCATTGGTTTTGGCATTCGCTCTGCCGATGATAAGTCTACTGGTGTTATGCCGCATCTTAAAATGTACGATGCTTCTTCTCTGGCGTATCGCCAAGGACGTACTCGTCGTGGCAGCTATGCCGCTTATCTTGATATTTCTCATCCTGATATCATTCCATTTTTAGAGATGAGAAAGCCAACCGGCGATCAAAATCTTCGTACATTGAATATGCATCACGGTGTCAATATTCCCGATGCATTTATGAATATTATTGAAAAGTGCATGCTTGATCCAGATGCGGATGATTCGTGGGATTTAGTAGATCCAGCAAGTCATGAAGTTCGTGAAACCGTTTCGGCTAAGTACCTATGGCAACAATTGCTTGAATTGCGTATGATGACTGGTGAGCCATACCTTCATTTCATTGACGAATCAAATCGTAAGCTGCCTCAGTGGCTTAAGGATAAAGGTCTAAAGATACACCAGTCTAATTTGTGTTCAGAGATCATTCTTCCCACCAACAAAGATCGCACCGCGGTATGCTGCTTATCTTCATTAAACTTGGAGTATTACGATGATTGGAAAAATCACCCAACCTTTCTTCGGGACGTTGCTGAGATGCTTGATAACGTCCTACAGTATTTCATTGATAATGCTCCTAGTAGCATACAAAGAGCAAGATATAGTGCTCAGCTTGAACGCTCTATCGGTATTGGTGCCCTTGGCTTTCATGCATTACTACAAAAGAACAACATTGCATGGGAAGGTGTAGTGGCAAAATCATTAAACATGCGCATGTTTAGAACAATTCGGAGTAAGTTAGATGAAGCAAACAAAGCACTGGGATTGGAAAGAGGTGAAGCACCTGATGCTAAAGGTACTGGTAACCGTTTTAGTCATCTTATGGCTATTGCTCCCAATGCTTCTTCTTCCATTCTTATGGGTAATACCAGTCCTTCTGTTGAACCTTATCGTGCCAATGCTTATCGTCAAGATACTCTTTCGGGTTCTCACCTAAATAAGAACCGTTGGCTTAATAAAGTTATTGAAAAACATTTGGCTGGTGATGGAGATACCATATCAACAAATGATTATAATGATATTTGGTCTTCTATTATTGCAAACGATGGTTCTGTTCAGCATCTAACATGGATGGATGATAACACCAAAGAAGTGTTTAAGACTTCAATGGAGATTGACCAACGTTGGATTATTGAACATGCCGCAGATCGTCAAGAATACATTGATCAGGCACAATCTATTAACGTGTTCTTTAGACCAGACAGTAGCATTAAATATATCCATGCAGTACACTTTCTTGCATGGAAAAAGAAACTTAAGACTCTTTATTATTGCCGTTCAGAAAAGATTGGTAAAGCAGATAAGGTGTCTAAAAAAGTTGAACGCGATATTATTAAAGAAATTGATATGAGATCTATCGTAGAGGGAGAAACTTGTTTAGCTTGTGAAGGCTAAACAAAACGTATGACTATAACAATTAAAGGACTTTTAAATGAATAAACTATTAGCAATTCTGTTGCTTTCATCGTGCTCTATTGCATTTGCTGCAGATAAAGTACCATTAAAACTATATGACTGGAAAGTCGAAAAGGTACTTGACGGAGACACCGTTAAGTTTCAAGTCGGATTTCTTCCTTCTGAACTTAAACCATTTCTATCCGTACGTATCAATGGAGTTGATACTCCAGAAAAGAAACCCCGCAACAAATGCGACAAGGAAGATGAGTTAGCTCAAAAGGCTAGTAAGTTTACTAAAGATGCAGTTGCTGCTGCAAAGTCTATTAAAGTATCCATCCATGGATGGGATAAGTATGGTGGACGAATTCTTGGTGATGTTTATCTTGACGGTAAGAGTTTATCGACTATGTTAATTCAAAGTGGCAACGCCCGCGAGTATCACGGTGAAGCAAAACAAAGTTGGTGCAACTAATGGTAACAAAAAATCAACACAATCTGGTGTCTGAACGCAACTCGTTTAAACCATTTAATTATCCTTGGGCATACGACGCCTGGCTTAAACATGAGCAATCACATTGGCTTCATACCGAAGTACCAATGGCAGAAGACGTAAAAGACTGGAAAAAGAAACTAACTATTCCAGAAAAACAATTCTTAACTCACATCTTTAGATTCTTTACACAAGGTGATATTGACGTTGCTGGTGGATATGTTAAAAATTATCTTCCGTACTTTCCTCAACCAGAAGTACGAATGATGTTGCTTGGTTTTGCAGCTCGTGAAGCACTACACATTGCTGCGTACTCTCATTTGATTGAAACGTTGGGTCTGCCTGATACTACATACAATGAATTCTTAGAGTATGCTGAAATGAAAGAGAAACACGATTATGTGTTGGATCTATCAGCTCAAAATAGTACTAGAGAAAATACAGCTAAACACATCGCAGTGTTCTCGGCGTTTACTGAAGGTATGCAACTATTCTCCTCGTTCATTATGTTGTTGAACTTTCCTCGTCATGGTAAGATGAAAGGTATGGGACAAATCGTTACATGGTCTATCGTTGATGAAACAATGCACACCGAAGGAATGATAAAATTATTCCGCGAATATATAAAGGAGAACTCTGAGATTTGGAATGACCAACTTAAGGGAGAACTTTACACCATCGCTGAACGCATGGTGGAACTTGAAGATAAGTTTATTGATCTAGCATTTGCTCTTGGTGGTATGCAGAATTTAACCGCTGTCGATGTTAAGACCTACATTCGCTACATCACTGATCGTCGCCTAATTAGTCTTGGACTAAAAGGTATCTTTAAGGTTAAGAAGAATCCATTGCCGTGGGTTGAAGAAATGATCAACGCACCTATTCATGGAAACTTCTTTGAAAATAGAGTCACCGATTACGCTAAAGGCGCACTTGGTGGTACCTGGAACGATGTATGGGGAAAGGCAGCATAATGACAGCTAGCAGATTATTCGAGTGCTCGGAATGTGGTGCTTTTGGTAAAATTACATTAAAAAGTGAAGAACATGAAAAGTCTTCAATCGCTTGCTGCCCAGTTTGTGCAGCTGATATAACTGAGGATGAAAAATATGACGACGAAGAAGATTGATAAAATTATTATTTACTACAACGATGGAACATTCGAAGAAGTTAAGACTGGCGTTCATGATATGGCGGATAAACAAAATCCGCTTCCTGCTTACGTACCTAGCAAGCCAGGTGTAACTACATATCCTCCGCTCTACTATCCGCCCGGTGTGCGTGGATGGGAACTTCCTTACACAGTAACTTGTGGTCTAGCGGGCACAGATAAATAT